CTCAGTTATACTATAATAAACTGACATATAAAGTAACAGAACCAGATGAATTTCATAACTGGAGGGGAACTGTTGTTATAGATGGAAAAACCTTAAAGCAAAATTCAGACTTGCATTGGTATAGACATTACAAGGATACGTTCCCTAATATTAAGAACACTGGATGGCATTTTTCTTATCTTGGAGATGAAAAGCAGATTATTGAAAAGATAGAATCATTTGCTCACACAGAGAGCGATACACCCGAAATTAAAGAAACGATCAGAAATAATTTAGATAAGTGTGTCGATTTATTTGGAAGAACTGAATATAAAATGGAGCATGTTGAAGTTGATGATACCTATCCTGAGTTAGTCAAAAACAATATTGAAAGATTTAGGCATCTAGTATGAAAGTTACATGTGGAAATTATGGCATGGGAGATACTTTACTTATGACTGCGATATGTAAATATTTCCCATTTAAATTTACTATCCTACTTCCTAAAGATCAAGAGAAGTTCAAAATTTTTTTTGATAATTTAGCAAAGGTAGAAATAACAGATAATGTGCCATTTGAGATAATGACAAAAAATAGCTTGCCTAAGTTGGGAAATGGGCATTATACAACTAGAATGCTCAGGGGGATTTTTGGTAGTTATGGCGATCTAATTGACAATAGACCTCTCGTGATATCAAGCAACTTCTCTGCTGATACGTGGACATATGAGTATTTAAAAGACAAACCAAATCCGGTTATAGTATCACCTATGTGTTCCGCGCTTGCTAAAGATATTAGAGGAATTTCTGAAAATGATTGCTCTAAAATTATAAAACTGCTTAAAAGAAAAAGATATACTCCAATTTTAATATTGTCATCTTCGTATACTTATGATAAGAATATAGCAGAACATGTATTAATAGATCTCGAAATTACAAAATACCTATCTCTTATGAAAAAAGTTGGATTATATTATGGAAGCAATACAGGAGATAAACACCTAGCAGTTGCAGTAGGAGCAGAGACTCACGTATTTGAGCCGGAAAATCACCCAATGTTCAATCCATCAGAATGGGACTACAATCATCCAACTATTAAATACTACAGAGGAAAAGATAAATGGTTTCAATTTTAGTAGATGAAGGATATGCATATGATTATCTTGCTATTTTAATAGTTAAAAATAGTTTTCCATTGTCCGATTTTATTTCGGGATATATAGCTGGACAAGTCGGAGGCAAAAAGCATAACGATATTATCACTTCAGAAGAGTTTAAGAATTTGATACAGGTAAATAGAGAAACTTTTATTGCGGTGGAAAAAGCACGATATGGAGAGATCTCTGCAAAAGAGGTTGACAATGCCAACATGAAGAGATATAATTCAAAGGTGGAACTGCAAAATAAATTTTTTCCAGAATCAAAAGTGACAGAGGTAAAAACTTGAAGACGCTAACAATTTCATTATATAATAGACCAAAATACACTGCTACACTTTTACAACATCTTGATCAGTGCTTTGGCATTGAAGATTATAAAATAACAATTTGTTGCGACCCCGGATCAAAAGAAGTTGAAAAACTAGCTAAAAACTTTAGACCAAATCAAACTGAAACAATTATAAATAAACGAAGAATGGGATGTAATACTAATATCTACCAGTCGCTTGCAATTGGATTTTCACAAAATGATTATCATATTCACTTTGAAGACGATACAATTCCCGGAAAAGATTGTTTGAAATATTTTGAATGGGCAAAACAATTTAGAGATGATTCTAGTCTATTTACGGTTTGCGGATATGTCACATCGGATAATTTAACAGAACATCACTATCCTAAAAATAATAATACAGATAGAGTATTTCGCAGATGCTGGTTCACTCCTTGGGGCTGGGCAACATGGAAAAGTAGATTTGATGAGATGGAAAAAGTTTGGGATTTTCAAGGGCGAAATGGCAGTTGGGACGCTACTATAAATCATGTAGCAAGAAAAGAAAGATGGGAGTTATTCCCAACTATTTCAAGAATACAAAATATTGGTGCTGAAATGGGAACTCATGTTCCAAATTCTGAATGGCATAAACAGCATCATTTTAACGAGTACTGGATAGAATCAATAAATATGTATACTAATAACTTTAAGGAAATTTTATGAATATAGTACAAGTTGGATGTAATCATGGCGATGATCACGTTTTCCATTATATTAAATCTAATAAAAATGCAATTAAAAATGCATATTTAATAGAACCTATGAAATCCGCTTTGAATATGGCGGTAAATCATTATAGTGGATTTGAAAATGTACACTTCTTTAATATTGCCATAACAGAAGATCCAAATAAAAAAGAATTAGAATTATTTATGCCAGCAAATGAAGTAAGATGCGAAGCCACTTCAGTCAAGAGAGAACATGTTGTAATGCATGTTAAGCATCAAGATATCATATCATTTACGGTTCCAGCAATGACTATTAATGATTTTTTCGATAGTCAAAATTTAAAAATAATTGATAGATTATATATTGATACAGAAGGTCTTGATTGTGATATAGTGAATACCATTGATCTTGATAAATATGATATTAAAAGAATACAATTTGAACACATCCATGCTGAGTTTTCATTAAGTTTTGGCAATAGTATATTATATAATAATATATTATCTAAACTAACAAAAGCGGGGTACACTTTAACTACAAGTGGATTTGATACAATAGCTGAAATAAGTTAATTGTGTAATATTATATAGTGTCAAATATTTTTATATAGGAGAGTTTCAAATGAAAAAAAATTATATAGACGCAATGAGTGGATACGCAGAAGCCGAAAAGCCCGGATTATGGGAAAATATCCAAAAGAAAAAGCAGCGAGAAGGCAAAAACTATAAACCGGCAAAGCCGGGAGACCCTGATCGTCCAGACCCTGAAGCGTTGAAAAAAGCACAATCTTCATAAAATCTTCACTTGACTTTTGATTATTCAGTGTTATAATAATGTTGTCGAAGGGCGACGAATAGAGTCGCCTCTTTATTTTAATAGAATTAATTCACTTCTATTGAATTATTGTGTATAGTATAACAAGCGAAAGGAGCTTTAAAATGCTAACACAAAAAGATATCGAAGATGTAATTAATAGTGAAAACTCTATTGTGGATTTCTGTAAATCTAAAAATATTTCAAAAAGAACATTTTATAACTATATGAATAAATATGGTATTAAAAATTCTAAAAATAAAAATTCAAAAAATAAAATTAAATCTACAATTGGAAATAAGTATAATCGCTGGACAGTATTAAACTATATAGGAGATACAGAAACTTCAAATGGTATATTAAACTGTAAATGCGAATGTGGCACTGAACAAAATGTAAGATATTATGACTTAATTTCTGGACAAACTAAAGGCTGCAACTCATGCTCTAGAATTGAAAGAAGTAAAAATTGTGGAAAGTATGAACGAAAATATGGAAAAGAAAATCATAGCTTTAAAGGTTATGAAAAGATATCTGGTCACTACTGGTCAGTAGTTAAAAATAGAGCAAAAAAAAGAGGTAATGAGCTTTCTATATCTATAGAATATGCGTATGAAATATTAAAAAAACAAAATTTTAAATGCGCAATAAGTGGAATAGATATTTATTTACCACAAATAGACAATAAAAAATGGACCGCAACATTAGATAGAATAGATTCTGCAAAAGGTTATATCGAAGGTAATGTGCAATGGTTGCATAAAGATATTAATACTATGAAATGGGCGTTTAGTCAAGAGCAATTTCTTAATTATTGCAGAATAATAGTGGAGAATAATAAAAGTGATTAAAAACAAAAATGTTCGTCGTGGATTTTCTCTAATTGAGCTGTTAGTAACTATTTCAATTATCGCTGTATTAATCAGTCTTCTTCTTCCGGCTGTACAATCAGCAAGAGAAGCGGCTCGAAGATCTCAGTGTGTTAATAATCTCAAGCAAATCGGACTAGCGGCACACAACTTTGAAAGTATTAGAGGAACACTTCCACGATCAGGCGAACATAATCTTCCGGTAAACTCTCAAGTTTATAAAACCCAAGATTATCATAGTACGTTCACAATGATTCTTGGAACAATTGAGCAAGGTAATGTATATAATCAATTCAATCTACAGCTACCTTATAATTTTGCAGGGAACACAACAGCAACTAATACAATGATTGCGACATTCTTGTGTCCAACAAATGCCTTGTCATCAGATAGAAACAATGGAAAAGACAGCGTTGGATTTGGATGTATTGACTATGCAACAGCCCCGTATACGGAAATCATGGCAAATGGAACGACAAAGTGGCAAACTGGATATGTATCTCCAGTTCCTATGGATGGTCCACTAACTGGCAGTCCTTACCCAGTATCAGCCTATACAGTATTTAATTGCTCTAGCTGCTCTAGCATTAAAACTTATCAGATCGACCCTAGTAAAGTAATTTCAGGAGCAGTCGATATTTTTCAAGGCGTACCAATTTCAGCAACTACAGATGGCACTTCTAACACTGCTATGTTTTATGAAGACACGGGCAGAAGTCCAAAAATGCAAGGAACTGGAAATTACTCAATGCCTACCACTGATTACTTGCCAGACTTGAACGCTCCCGCTCCTTATGTTGCTGGGGCAAGACGTAGCTGGCGATGGGGCGATCCAGATAATGCTGCTGGCGTATCTAGCGGTATTAATAATAATAGAAATGGATCATTTAGTCAAATTAGTTGCGGAGGAACTGCAACATGGTCAACTCACGACTGCGGACCAAACAATGAAATCTTTAGCTGGCATCCGGGCGGAGCAAATATCTGTATGTCAGATGGCAGTGTAAGATTTGTAAAAGAAACAGCATCAACTTCTGTAGTTAGATCTTTGATTACAAGAGCTGGTGGAGAAGTAATTTCCGCAGATTCTTATTGACATAAAGACGAAACCTGTTATAATAGAGCTATCCAGAATTGGGTAGCTCTTTTTTTTGGAGAAAACAATGGTAGAATTTTTATTGCAGAATGAAATATTTGTATTTGGTAGTAATACTGAAGGTAGGCACGGTGCTGGGGCAGCTAAAACCGCTATGATGTGGGGTGCAAAATACGGACAAGCTAAGGGGCGGCAGGGCCAGACATACGCTATAATAACTAAAGATTTACAAAAGGGGTTTGTGGGATGGGATTATGTACGAGAACAATTAGTAGAGCTAATAAAATACGCCCATATACACGATGATCTTATCTTCCTGTTAACTCCTCTTGCAACTGGTTTTGCCGGTCAAACAATTGAAGATCTAGAAGATAATATTAAAGATCTTTATTTTCCAGACAATATTATCAAAATTTGGCAGAATGATTAAACGTGCGATAAGCACAAGAAAAAGGAGAAAAAGCAATGTCGTGGACAATTAATGACGTTAAAATCTTTGCTCAAAAAGCTCACAGTGGACAAAAACGATGGAGCGGAGCAGATTACTACGAAGATCACATTTTAAAAGTATATGAAAATACTAAAAAATTTCTTGATGATAATCGTGCAGATCTTGATTTGTATTTTGAAACTTACCAGATTAATGAATCTGACGTATTGGCAGCTGCACTTCTTCATGACACAATTGAAGATACAGACGTAACTTTTCAAGAACTTGTAGATGTTTTCAATTCAAATGTAGCAACTATTGTTAGATTATTAACACATGAAAAAAATGTAGATTATGCAGAATATATCTTTAATCTAATTGATTGTTCTATTCCAGAAAAATTAGCTGCATGTATCATAAAAATTGCCGACTTGCAGCATAATTGTTTAAATTTTCCAAATGGTAAACCTAAATATTCAATATATCTTCTTTCAAAAAGATTGTTGGAAAATTTTCTTACTGATTGTTTATAAATAATGAAAGAGAAAAATATTATGATTTTGCAATGTCCAATTAATAGTCTTGGCTATGGTGTAGCCGGATATAATATCGCAAAACAACTAGTAAAATCTGGGGAAGACGTAGCTATTTTTCCTATTGGAGATCCTGAACCTGAGTTATATCAAGATTTACAAAAATATGACTGGCGAATAAAGAATATTTTAGACTGTAGAAATAAAACTACGTCTATTAAAATCTGGCATCAAAATCAACTCCATGAAAGAGTTGGCAATGGAACTCAAATTGGATTTCCTATTTTTGAATTAAATAAATTTACGCTACAAGAAAAGCGAAGTATGATGTTTTGCGACAAAATCTTCGTTTGTTCAAAGTGGGCAAAAGGTGTTATTCAGGACCAGATAAGCATTCCAGATGAAATGATAGATGTCGTTCCTCTTGGTGTTGATCGTTCCATTTTTAATGAAAATAATAATGTAGCAAGAAAGCCAACAGTATTTTTTAATTGTGGTAAGTGGGAAATTAGAAAAGGACATGATGTTCTTCTAAAGTGTTTTGAAGCAGCGTTCACAAAAGATGACGATGTTGAGCTTTGGCTTTTATGTGAAAATCCATTTATTAATCAAATTAATGAACAATGGAACAATTATTACAAAAATTCCAAGTTAGCTAATAAGATTAAAATTTTACCACGACAAAAATCACATCAAAATGTGTATAATATAATGAGACAAATTGATTGTGGTGTTTTTCCTGTTAAGGCAGAGGGATGGAATCTTGAACTTCTTGAATTGCTATCCTGTGGAAAACATGTGATTACAACAAATTATTCGGGCCACACAGAATTTACAAATACAGAAAATTCATATTTGATTGAAATAGATAAACTTGAACCGGCTCATGATGGAATCTGGTTTCATGGACAAGGTGAATGGGCTGCATTTGAGGATAGACAAATCGAACAAACGGCAAATTATATGAGAGAAATTCATAATAAAAAAGTAAACAATCAACTACAAAATAATTTAGCAGGAATTGAAACTGCAATTAAATTTTCATGGGAAAATACAGCGAAGGAGATCTTAAATGGGCTTTGAAACTCCAGAAGATATTTTAAAAGAATATGATAATGGCTTAAAGGGTGCAGTTTGCGATTCTAAAGATATGGCAGCATTAATGGAAGAGTTGCCAAGACCGCTATTTAGCAGTTTTGGTAATGATATATACGGAACAGGAAAAGGTACTCTTTCATTGCCGTATAAAGCAATTCAACATTTCTTTCCTCTCTTTGGAGAAGATGAAAGACAAACAACTGGCGACTGTGTAAGTCATGCTGCAAGAAACGCTATTGATATTACGAGATGCTATGAGATTCTTTACAAAGGCGATAAAGAAGTATTCGTAGCAAGAGGAGCAACAGAGCCAATCTATGGATGTAGAGGTCACGGTGGACAAGGAATGTACTGCTCTCAAGCCGCAAGATTTGTTAGCTTAACAGGTGGATTCTTAGCAAGACAAAAATATGATAAGATTGACTTGTCTGTTTATAATGCTGGTCTTGGAACAGCGTGGGGTTCCAAAGGTATTCCAAAATCAATTCTTGAAAATTGCAACAAGCATAAAATTAAAACAGCTACAGCGGTAACTTCAGTTGAACAAGCAAGAGACTTGCTTGCAAATGGTTATGCACTTTCCGTTTGCTCTGATCTTGGGTTCTCTTCTGTCAGAGATAAGTACGGTATTGCTGAAGTGCAAGGATCATGGGCACATGCTATGGCATGGATTGCTTGCGATGATACATATGAAAGATTAAACGAAACTTTATTCTTAGTTCAAAATAGTTGGGGCAAATGGAATAGCGGTCCAAAGTTTCATAATCAACCAGAAGGAAGTTTTTGGATTAGACAAAGTGTTGCTGAAAAAATGCTTGCCGCTGGTGCTGCTTTTGCGTACAGTAATTTTGACGGATTTGTTAGAAAAATGGTTTGGGATAGAATAAAAGAGGTATATGCATGAAAAAGATACAATTATTAATAATGGGATTGATTGGATTTTCATTAGCAGTTGTTTATAATGACTATTCCAATTCTCAAAAAGAACTTGCCGCATATGGCAATAGAGACGTAGAAACTGAATTAAAAAATACTGTTGATAGGGCAAATCTTGTGCTTGAAACAGTAGAAAAAATGTATATAAAAAAAGAAGCTCCAAAGCCTGAGCCTAAGCCAGAGCCGAAGCCTCAGCCTAAGCCAGAACCAAAGCCAAAGCCAGCCTGTGAATGCAATGGAACAAAAGTACTAGTGCAGCCCGATGGGAATAGAGTGTACTGTCCTTGTACAAACTCTGCCGAGGGATGTAAATGCAAAAGCACAGGAGAGGAGCAATGAGTACAGAAGTAGATAACTTTGCTTGTGAGATAGCAAGAGATCTTCCAAGCCAAGATGGCAAATATTCTTTTGATTTAAGTTTAATAGTAATAATCGGCTCTATTATAATTAACACCTTACAACTGCTAATTAAATGCAATGTCTTTTCTTCTAATTTAAGTGCAAAAGTAAAAAATCCCGGAATGGTAGAAAAGGCTATGCTTGCACGAACAATTAAAAATAAAGTCCCAAAAGAGTATATGCATTTAAGAGAAGAGATTAAAAATACGATAATAGATAAGATCAAAGATCTACCAGAAGACAAAATAAATTCAATGATAACGGAGGTAAAAAATGCAAGATAAATTAAAAGCAATGATACAATCCAGAAGATTTTGGATTGCAGTATCTGGGATTTTAGCAGTGATAAGTAATGACTTGGGAATTACAGATATGACTCCTGAGCAAATTCAGAACGTAACAATACTATTAGCTAGTTGGATTTTAGGAGATTCAATTAGAGAAACCGGAGGAACACTATGAGTTTATTTCAAATTTTACTACTATGTATGGCAGGTCTAGTAATTCTTTCATCTATCTCTATCGATTTTAAAGTTATAAGGGATAACTTGCCAAAGCCAAGCGATAAGAAAGATAAGCCGGAGGACGTAAAAATTAAACCAGTTATAGAGCCAGATCATGCTCAAGATAGTTTACTTCTTATTGTTAATAAGTGGCAGTGCTTAAAAGACGCTTGCGATAAAAATAATTTAACGGCAGCGTCAGCTAAACTTGATGAAATTTTTCCAATGCTAATTGAGGTTAAAAAATGAAAAAAGGTAGAATTGCATTAGCTCTAGCATTAGTTGCGGCAGCTTTTTTATATGATTATTTACCATCAAAAAAGCCTAGCTTGCCAACTACAAATTATAGCAAGTATTTAAACTTAACAAAGCCAAGTGATAGCGTTCTTGAAGAATTAAAGGACCTCAAGGATATCGTGTCCGGCCCCAATGAAGTTATTGACAGAGAGCTTATTGCCGTTTTCAATAATGAAATGGGGAAAAGAATTGAAAAATATGATAATGTAAATACTTTGACATTTGAAAATTATTATTACGATGCAGGAAAAATGTATTTTGAGGGAAGAATAGCAAAGAAGTATAATGGCTTAAGCGACAAGGTTTATAAAGTAATCTTGTCAACACTTGGCGATAACGAATCATATATTAAAAACGAAGAGTTTAAAAATTTATCAGAAAAAATGAAAGGAATTGCTTGGGTTTTACTAAATTAGGCTTGACACTTGGCGGGATCGTGCTATAATACTATTAAACGTCCCGCCTTTTAAAAGGAGCTTAATATGGAAAATAATTACGAAGTTGTAGTTAGCTTAATTTGTATTTTCTATGATAAACAATATAATCAAACAGATCCAAATTACATAAAAATACTTTTAGATGAAAAAAAAGTTATAAATAAAAAAATTAGCATTTTTCATAAAGATATAAAAAATTGTATAGAAGAATTGTTTTCTGAATACATAAAAATAAATTATGAATGGCCCTCAAAAGAATTAGTATCGTGTAGAAAAATAGACAATAAGATAGAAATAACGTACATAACATCAATGCCTTTTATTAATGGTTCTCTAAAAAAAGGCAGTTTATATAATATCACCGATTTTATTAATATAATACAGGATAATTACTATGCCGAATCAATCACCAGAGCCTGAAAGTTCTGAGGAGTTTTCTCCAAAGTCCTTTATTATATTTTGCTTAGATGAAACAGGGAATGTTGCATTAGAGCTATCTTGGGGCGAAAAAGAAGAAGATATTAAAAAGTTTGCAGCACTGTTAAATAAGATAAATACTGGCTACTTTAATCAAATGATAGTTGATCAATTAAAAGAACAGTCTAAAACCCAAACTAATGGAAGTAAAAACTATTCAATCTTCAATAAATCTTATAAAAATTTAAATAAGCCCAAAAATCTAGTAGTAGACCCTACAAGCGTGGAGCTAAATTAATGAAAAAAATAATGTGGGAAAACTGGAATGAAAAAGAAAAAGAACTACTTGAGCCAGCTCAAGATCCATTTTTATTACCAAATGATATAGATAATGAAGAACAAAATGAAATAGAGCAATTATTATCTTCTTCGTCAATGTTATCTCCAATGATTGATTTTCAACAACCAATTATTCATACTCCATTTGGAGTTGTTCCATCTGATTCAGTTTTAAAGCCTTCAGATAGATGGGAATGCTGGATGGGATATACTAATTTTGACTTAACTCATCAAGTATCAGATAAAATAAAGGTAATAAATGGTGTAGAAGCATTGAAGATAATGAGCAGATACACATTTTGTGTTGGGGTTGGTAAAATGTTTCAATTTACAAGTGTCAGGAAGGAAATAGAGAATGCAATTTGTAAGCAATAAAAAATTTAAAGAAGCTGTTGATAATGAATTTTATAAAAAGATCATGAGCAAAGTTTGTAGAGAAAATTTAAAAGGAGTTTGTACAAAAGAAGAAATGAATTCAATTATGATGACAACTTTACTAGATTGCTTGCAAAAGTTTGATAAGTCTAAAAATGTAAAATTTTCATCTTATTTATATAGAAGTTTACAAAAT